GGGGCGCAAGACATTTATTTTGTCCCCAAGTTAGACGCCTATGAGCTTCATATGAGGGTGGGAGACGAGCGCTGTAAAATCGGTTGTTATGATTTTGAAAAATTTGCGGCCGTCATCAGTCACTTTAAGTTTGTGGCGGGTATGAATGTGGGAGAAAAGCGACGTAGTCAACTTGGTTCCTGTGATTATGCCTATGACGATAAGATGGTTTCTCTACGTTTATCTACTGTAGGTGATTATCGAGGTCATGAGAGTTTAGTTATTCGTTTGTTGCATGATGAGGAGCAGGATTTGCATTTTTGGTTTCAGGATATTGAAGAACTGGGCAAGCAGTACAGGCAACGGGGACTTTATCTTTTTGCTGGTCCAGTCGGCAGTGGCAAGACGACCCTGATGCACGAATTGGCCAAGTCCCTCTTTAAGGGGCAACAAGTCATGTCCATCGAAGATCCAGTCGAAATCAAGCAGGACGACATGCTTCAGTTGCAGTTGAACGAAGCAATCGGGTTGACGTATGAAAATCTAATCAAACTTTCTTTGCGCCATCGACCAGACCTCCTGATTATCGGAGAAATTCGGGACAGCGAAACGGCGCGTGCAGTAGTTAGAGCTAGTTTGACAGGTGCGACAGTCTTTTCAACCATTCACGCCAAGAGTATTCGAGGTGTTTATGAACGCCTGCTAGAGTTGGGTGTGAGTGAGGAGGAATTGGCAGTAGTTCTGCAAGGAGTCTGCTATCAGAGATTAATCGGGGGAGGAGGAATCGTTGACTTTGCTAACAAAGACTATCAAGAACACCAGCCGACTAGCTGGAATAAACAGATTGACCAGCTTCTTAAAGATGGACATATCACAAGCCTTCAGGCTGAAACGGAAAAAATTAGCTACAGCTAAGCAAAAAAATATCATCACCTTGTTTAACAATCTCTTTTCCAGCGGTTTTCATCTGGTGGAGACCATCTCCTTTTTAGATAGGAGTGCCTTGTTGGACAAGCAGTGTGTGACTCAGATGCGCACGGGCTTGTCTCAGGGGAAATCATTCTCAGAAATGATGGAAAGTTTGGGATTTTCAAGTGTCATTGTCACTCAGTTATCCCTAGCTGAAGTCCATGGAAATCTCCACCTGAGTTTGGGAAAGATAGAAGAGTATCTAGACAATCTAGCCAAGGTCAAGAAAAAATTAATTGAAGTAGCGACCTATCCCATGATTTTACTGGGATTTCTTCTCTTAATCATGCTGGGGCTACGTAACTACCTACTACCACAACTGGATAGTAGCAATATTGCCACCCAAATTATCGGCAATCTGCCACAAATTTTTCTAGGAATGGTAGGGTTTGTTTCCGTACTAGCCCTTTTAGCACTAACTTTTTATAAAAGAAGTTCCAAGATGCGCGTCTTTTCTATCTTAGCACGCCTTCCTTTTCTTGGAATCTTTGTGCAAACCTATTTGACAGCCTATTACGCACGTGAATGGGGGAATATGATTTCTCAAGGAATGGAGCTGATGCAGATTTTTCAGATGATGCAGGAACAAGGTTCCCAGCTCTTTAAAGAAATCGGTCAAGATTTGGCTCAAGCTCTACAAAATGGTCAGGAATTTTCTCAGACGATAGGAACCTATCCTTTCTTTAAAAAGGAGTTGAGTCTCATCATCGAGTATGGGGAAGTCAAGTCCAAGCTGGGTAGTGAGTTGGAAATCTATGCTGAAAAAACTTGGGAAGCCTTTTTTACCCGAGTCAACCGCACCATGAATTTGGTGCAGCCACTGGTTTTTATCTTTGTGGCACTGATTATCGTTTTACTTTATGCGGCAATGCTCATGCCCATGTATCAAAATATGGAGGTAAATTTTTAAAATGAAAAAAATGATGACATTCTTGAAAAAAGCTAAGGTTAAAGCTTTCACTCTAGTAGAAATGTAGGTTACTAAAATTCTCTATATTTTCCACTTGATAACAATGTCCTCAGCTGTTACCTGAACCTTGTTTATAAGCCCTCTAACAAGTACCTTTTGACCTTCGTAGTCCATTGAAAAAACTTTCTCAGCGTTTAGCAGTTTCCTCATATCAGCCTTTCTTTTGTTCTTCCTGAGCGCTGGATCGTTTTCCAGTTCAGTCTCAAGAGTAGCCCTCATGCTTATAAATTCGGCTGACTTGCTCTGTAATTCTTCAAGGGTAATGCGGTCATCTATGTATAGATCGTTGAGTCTGCTCAGTTTCTTTGATAGCTCCTCTATTTGTTTCTTATAGCTCTCACGGTCTATGGTCTCAGCATTGTCTCCTGAAAATATTTTGTCTAGGTAATCAGCGTCATCTTGTAGTTTGCTTATTTCTTCTAGCACATAGGCCTCTAGCTTGTCTTTGTAGTAAAATCCTGAGTCACACTTTTTATTGTCGTTGTAGGTAGTAACACCTCTCAGCGTTCGTGGGTGCCTTTGATGGCATTCATATTTTTTTAACCTGCTCCCATCTTTCCTCTTTACGCCTAACATAATTTTTAAAGGAGCGCCACAATATCCACATTGAGCGATACCGGATAGAATGTACTTAGCTTGGAATGGTCTAGGATTGACATTCTCTGCTGCTGTCCTTTGTCTAATCTTCAGTTCTTCCTTGGTCTTGTTGTATACCTCCTCTGTAATTATTGGCTCATGATTACCCGGATAAACTTCTCCCTTGAACTGATTGAAACCACAGTAGACAGGGTTATCTAAGATTGCTCTGACAGCTCTATAACTCCAATCAATTCCTTTGGGAAATTTCTCATTTAAATCATCCCTCAGCTTAGTAATAGATCTCCCTCTCAGATAACTCTCAAAGATAAACTTAACAGCCAGAGCCTGGGCTGGATTGATAGTGATAGTTCCTGTCTCTCTGTGGTAGTCGTATCCATAGGATGTTTTAGCCCACATCATGGATTTTCCAGCCTTGGCACGTCCTATTTTCCCAAGTTGCATGCGTTCCTTGATTTGCTCCCTTTCTAGCTGAGCAAAGACGCTCAAGAGCCCAATCATAGCCTTTCCAAAAGGGGTAGAGGTGTCAAAGTTCTCTTGTAAGCTTAGAAAGGCTATATTATTCTTTATGAAAATATCCTCAATCAGGTAAAGCGTGTCTTTTTGACTACGGCTAAGACGGTCCAGCTTATAGACTAGCACTGTATCAAATTTTTTCCTTTTAGCGTCTTTGATAAGTCCCTCTAGCGCTGGTCTGTCAGTATTTGCTCCTGAAAATCCACCATCAGTATAGATTTTATAGACATTCCAGTCTTTAATATCGCAGTAGCTAGAGAGCTTAGCTTTTTGCTCATCAATAGAGTACCCCTCCTCAACTTGTGAGGTAGTAGACACCCTGACGTAGATTGCTACTTTATTTTGCATTGATTTTTACCTCATTTCTTGATAAAATGGGTACAAGAAAACATCTCAAAAGGAAATCTCTTTTGAAAAGTTTTTCTTGCCACTAGCCTCACGCTCTCGGTCGCCAAACTTCTGAGCGTGGGGCTTTTTTGTTTGCAACTATTTCCATTTTAGAAACAGTTGGTTTTATTCTTTCGATAAGTGTTGTTGAAGAATTAAGGCCACGTTGGCTTTCTCTTCCTCTGTCATAGGTGGATCATTTGGGTCATCCACTGAAAACTCGATAGCATGCCACTTATCATTGACTCTAATCCATTCTCTTCGTCTGTGGCATTTGCAATCTAGGTTGTGTTTAATCACTTCCATCGGTCTGCTTTCGCTACTCATTTTACTTCTCCCTATACACACTCACAACTTCCCCAATAGTTCGGATATCGTCGTCTTCTGTCAGGTGGATTTCCTCATAGCTATTATTGAGACTTTGCAAGTACCATCCGCCGTTATAGTCACGTTTCAGCTTTTTAACAAAGTTCTTACCGTTGATTTGGAAGATACCGATGTCGTTGATATCTACTTGATTTTTGACCTTGATAAAGAGCAGGTCGTTATCTTCAATCATCGGCTCCATCGAATCGCCAGCGACTTTAGCTATTGTGTCATACTCGTTAGGGACGTCATTAGCTCTCAGTCTTACCTCCATGTGGAGGTTGTCCTCCTGAAACGTTCCATGTCCTGCAGCTACCAATCCCTCTACATAATCAGTAATGTAGTCCTCATCGTCTTGGTACTTGTCAAACATAGAAATATTATTAGCGCTTTCTTGCTCCTCAAGTTGGTCTTTAGCATAGCTAAGGACTTTTTCTTGTCTAGGTTTCTCTAATTTATTGTAGATAGGCAAGATTTCAACCTCATTGCCGTTGAAATAATCTAAAGGTACATCGAAATAATCAGCGAGGATTTTAACAGACGAAAGCCTTGGCTCTTCTTTGTCATTTTCCCATTTAGAAATTTTCCCTTTATTAAAGTTCATAGTCTCAGGATACCTATTATTTAAATTGTTAGCTAACTCATCAAGAGTTAAGTTGTGTTTCTTTCTAAGTTCTCTGATTTTGTTTCCAATCATTTTTCTACTTCCTCATTTCTTGATAATCATTATACTACAAAAGTTTCGTTTTCGCAAACATTTTTTAAAAAAAATAAAAAAGTTGTTGACAACGAAACAAAGTTAGTATATACTAGAACCATAAAATAAAGTTGCGAAATCGACAACTTGGAAAGGAGAGGCCTATGAGCGGTGTTATGGTGCTAGATAAGCCGTATCTAAATTTAAAAAGTATTATTGTTTCAAAAGGAATGAAACAAAAAGAAATTGCTGAACAATTAGATATGGATAAGTCAACTTTTAACATGAAAGTCAATCGTTACCGTGGACGTGATTTCACATTTTCGGAAGCTAGCAAACTTTCAAAACTACTAGACATCAAAATGGAGGATTTCTAGTATTTTTTTAGAAAAAAAAGTTTCGAAAACAACAACTTAAGAAAGGAGAACGAATGACTGAAATATCTTTATCAAACAATCTCAATCAGATTGAACTAGAAATCAATCATCACAAACAAATTGCAGGTCAGTCAATTTGGGAAATAGGAAGACGCCTAAATCATGTTAAGGAACATAATTTAGTACATGGACAGTTCGGACAATGGCTTGATAACATCAATATTTCACATAGTGAAGCTAGAAAGATGATGACCATAGCAAAACAACTTTCAAATCGTTCAACGTTGAACGATTTGGGAACATCAGCCCTTTATCTCATCGCAACACTTCCAGCGGAAGAGAAACAGACTCAAATTAACAGGATTGAGCAAGGAGATAACCCAACGGTCAGAGAATTGCAAGATTTGAAGTTAAAATTTTCTGCAGCTAAAAGAAAAATACTGGAACTGCAAAAGGGGCAAGAACAGACTAAGGAAATCGTGAAAGAAGTTCCTGTTATGCCAGCAGACTACCAAGAAGCACTCCAGAATCACCAAAAACTAGAAGCCCGAGCCAAATCGGCAGAGGAAAGGAATGCTTTTCTTGAAGCTCAATTAAAAGACCTCTACGACCAACGCGCAGAAGTGGATGAAAAATCAAATAAGTACGACGAATTGACAAAAGCCATCCAGCAATCTGAAGGGCAGTTGAACGACTACCAGAAAAAAATCGCTTCCTACAAGAATATCCTTAGCCTTATCCAGAAAGGGAATGATTTTCTTGCCAATATGGGCGGTCTTATCTACGCCGATGAAGAAAAAGTCTTACATACGGACGGTGTTGCTGGTCAGGAGTTCGACAGTTTCGTAAATCGAGGCATCCGATTCTTTACGGATTTACAAAAAATCAGAAATAAAGACAATCAAATCTTGGAAGGAGAAATTTTATGACGCATGAAATAGTTAAAAGCCAACCTAGCGAACTAACCCAAGAAGATATCTTGATTCAAGTTCTACAAACTCAAAAAGAATTGAAGCAAAATCAGGAAGTTTTAGCAGGGGATGTTGATTATTTAAAAAACGAGCAACCCGTCAATCCATCAATTTGTTTAGAGCTTGAAAATTTACGAAGAGTGAAAGTTATCAGGGCTCTTGGTGGTAAGGATAGTCAAGCTTATAAAGATCGCTCTTTTGCCAGCAAGGTCTTTCGTCAGGCTGCTAAAGACTTTAAAGAATTCTTTAGGATTCCACGGTATGACCTGCTGAAGAAAAAAGACGAAGAGAGGGCTTTTGATTACTGGAAGTCATGGGAACCATCACATAATACCAAGATGGAAATCAAGACCATGAATGGGTAAATGATAAGCAACTTAGAAGGGAGTAACCATGAACGAACTAGACGAAATTAAATTACTAAATCCAGTCACATTGCTTCAGAAATCGATTTTTAGACAAACTGAATACTTGTCAGACCAGTTAACAAAAAAGCTTCATCATTTAGAGGACTATAACAGTCCAATAGATGACGAAGCGCTGAAATTGGCGGCAGTGACAGCGGATTTCTATAAGTTACTAATCCAATCTCCGAGCATTGGAGCAGCCGTCAAGGAGATTGTGAGCGAGGGACATAAGAGTTAGAGCGGTTATGGCATCGTTTAAATCGTTAGGATTATAAAGTTTTAAACTATGAGCGTTTGTGTTTCGGTATAACTGTGCTATGGATAAAAGTAGGTGCTTTAAACCTTGATAAGCGCTTAGTTCTTCATCAGATTGTAATTTATTGCCATTTATGACAATAACGGGATTGTTCTTTTTGAAGCATTCTTCGATAAGTTTTCCAGAATCTAATGTAGAGCCTGTCATTTCTCTTATCCGATAAAATATTCCCTTGCTAGTCTCTAAGATTGCATGGAAATAGTTTTCTTGTAGTAATTCTTTGGAGCAATATTTTGAAACGAGAGGGTGTATGTCGCTGTCTTTCAATCGTTCTTCAAGGGTTTGGAGTCGCAACTTAGCATCTTTGAATGTTTGGACTTTTGTTATTTTTTGAACTTTTCCAGAATCGTCAAGTTCAAAACCTCTAAAAATCAGCGTTTTATTTATATTTTTCTTGAGAATTTCCCAATTTTCTGGTGCGTCAATATATTTACTCGGAACACAGATATACTCAACTGAGTCGAAGATTGGACGTAGGCTCCTTTGTTGGGAACAAGCAGCAATCAAGATAGCGCTTAGTCTGCGCCATTTAGTATATGTTGTATCTCCTACGGGCAAACCAAGAGTAGTTAACATGGTGGTGATTTGACTACCTGTTATTTCATTACATAGAACCTGACAAATCAATTCAATATCTTGACTTTTTAACGATGACATAATTACTCTCCAATCGTTTTTATTTTGATTATACCACATTTGAAAAGGAGGAAGATGAATGTGCAAGCAAGGTTACAGAAAGGGGCTTAAATATGAGGTATGCAGTACATAATCAGGAATACCAACGAGAACTACACTCAACTGAACAACCACTCAGCTCAAAACTCAAATCTGAGCTTACAAGCTAAAGGGTTGCTATTGGTACTGATGTCTAATAAGGATACATGGCGCCCTTATATCGATGAACTTTCCAAACGCTCCAGGAATGGGCGTGACGCCCACAGGGCAGCTTTTGATGAGTTAAAAGAGGCTGGTTATATCCGTATCTATCGCAAGAGCTTTGGTCGTGGTAAAGGTATCCAGAATTTTCCTTTAGTTCAAGATGTACCAATTTCAGATAGTTATTGGGAGTATTGGGTAAGCAATCTTGAAAAAGAGTTATCCACAGAATAGTAAAAGGGTTTATTTACAACTTACTGAATTTACAAAGTTGAAAAGTTCAAAAGTTGAATTTTACAAAGTTGAAAAGTTCAAAAGTTGAAAAATCCGACACTAATAATAACTAATAAATAATAATAACTAACTATACAATAATCTAAGCCTAACGGCACTAACTTAGTAATAAATACTAACTTACAACAAACTACCACTTCTCTTAATAAATAAAAGAGAGGAATTTCAATTTTAGGACTTTGCAAAAATGGGAAAGGAGCAAACGTGAAGCAATTAAAACTAAGTATTAAACCCAAGCAAGAACCTACTGAGGGTCAATCTCTTAATTCTTCAGGTTATTCAGTAAAAATTAATGACTGGGAGCTTGGTCGTGGCGTTACTGATTTTAAATTAGAAATGCCTGCGAGCGGAAAACCAAAAATCACTATCACAGCGTTTCCAAATGTTATTGAAATCGATGAGATAGTGATTGCTGAAATTCAGAGTTTACAATCTGAAAGTGATATAGAAGCCTGAGAAATCATCTTCGAGATTTGCTGTTATTTGACCAGTTGAGATTAGTTTCTTAGCGGTATCTCTAAAATCATCTTGATCAAATCCTTCGGAATGAAACTCATGAGCAGTACCTACTGGGGCAGTCGGTTCCAGCTTAGCAAACTCTAGAATCTTATCAGCTATATTTTTATCAAAAGACATATTTAAATCTCCTTTCTATTGGAATTTTGACTAAAACGGTGAGAGGTCCTAGTCAAGAATGATTATAGCAATTTAGGAGGATATTACATCAGCCTTGAGACTGATATAGGATGTTGAATGGAAGATAAAATCATTGAACTTGCTGATTATTTCATCAGCGAAAACAAAACGTACAGAGAAGCTAAAATAGCGTGTGAGAAGCTATTGGAACAAGTCAGCCATGAGATTGAACTCAGGGCGCTGGAAAGTAAGACAGTCTAGAAGACAACAAAAAGCACCTGACGGCAATCAGGCGCTCAACAAAATTATTCAAGGAAATTATAACATGAAAAATAAAAAAGAGCAATGGAAACCAAGAATTGTAAACATCATGGCAGATGGTTCGGTCGTTGAAGACTTAACAGGATATGTTATCCCTGCTGGTCATTCGTACTATGACATCATTCTAGGCATGAACAAGCGATCTAACGAGGAGGATGTGGCTTAATGAAATTATTTACTAAGTTAAAACTCGGTCTTGAGGGCATCATCCATGAAGTGAGCCTTGACTGGAGAGTGGTCGCGGTAGAGCTTATGAATGACCTGAACGAAGAGCGCGAACGTCGCTTTGCTTTCGAGCAAGAAATCTATGACCTGAAACAACAATTGGCAATCTACAAAGAAAAAGAATAAATCGAAAAAGGAGAACAATATGTTTAAAGCACTAAAAACAATCAAAAAAATCCAACAACTTCAGAAAGAAATGCACGCTTTCAGCCTTGCGTTTCTAGCTCTACAAGATATGGGCTTGATGCCAGAGACTGAAAGAAGCAAGGCGAAGGCTCAAACAATGCACGATGTAAGCCACGTGCTTAAGGACGTCCTGGACGGCAAGTCGGTAGATGAAGCGATGAAGCGTCTAAATAGCGAAGTGAAAATTGAAGAAGTGGAGCAGGAAGATGACCAGAATTGAACTTGAAAACCGTGTGTGGCTTTTGGCCAATCATGAAGAAAAAAACGAATTGCTGGATCTCGGTCTAACGTCAAAGGCCAGATATGTGAAACGAGTTCTGGAACTCGGAAAGGTGTATGCTCATGTTTGATTACGACAGGGATATGATGCAACCGCCTGAGGAACGAGAAGAACTTGACCCAAGCGAATATGTGGATATCGGATGCGGTCGACGTCGATATGTGGGTGATGAAATATGATTGAAGAACTACTTGCAGAAATTGACAACTGGCGAGCTGATTATATGCATCTTGGAATTGAGCTCGGAGAAATCATCAATAACCAACAAAATATTATTTTGAAATTACAAAACGAAAATCGACGCTTGAAGCGTGAAAATTGGAATTTGAAGAAGACGAAAGGTAGAAAGAAATGAAAAAACGATTATATTACAAAAAATGGAAACAAGAACTTAGAGAGGCAATGAGAGAAGAAATTGATGGCGGCTTTCTAACCGAGAAAATGGTTAGAAAAATGAGTATTAGCGATATGTCACGCTATTTGAACCGATTAGCATTAGAAGATGCTGGATACTGTGGGACAACGTTTAATTACTAAAAGAAAAAGGAGAAGAAAATGACTAATGAATTGACACACAAACAATTTTTTAATTCACCAGCTGTAAAGCAAAAATTTTCAGAAGTAGTAAACGGAAATGGGCAACAGTTCGTAGCTAGCTTGCTAAGCGTAGTAACAAATAATAATTTGCTGGCAAAAGCAACAAATGAAAGCATCATGACTGCAGCAATGAAGGCAGCAGTATTGAATCTGCCAATCGAACCTAGTCTTGGTTATGCGTACATCGTACCTTACAAGAACCAGGCGCAGTTCCAAGTTGGGTATAAAGGATTGATTCAACTTGCACAACGAAGCGGACAAGTAACACGCTTGAACGCTGGAGAGATCTACGAAAGTCAGTATAAAGGGTTTAACCCTCTGACTGAAGATCTTGAAGTGGACATGACTGCTATTCCAAAAGAAAAAGAAAAAGTAGTAGGCTACTTTGCATTCATGCGATTGGTCAACGGTTTTGAAAAGACTGTCTTTTGGACCAAGGAACGAGTCCAAGCTCACGGAAAGAAGTACAGTCAATCATTTTCTAGCAAGTATAGCCCGTGGCAGTCTGATTTTGATGCCATGGCTCGTAAAACTGTATTGAAGCACATGCTTTCAACCTATGCCCCTCTTTCTACCGAATTGCAGGAAGCTATTGCTGCAGATAACGCAGACAGTACAATTTCAAACAAGAACGAAATCAAAGACGTCACTCAAGAACCAGTTGCTGAAACATTGGATGGCATTCTTGGAGCTTCTGAAGAACCAAAAAAAGAGGTTATCAACCAGGAGTTGACGACCACAGATACAAGCTACCCAGCAGATGAAGTTCCAGATTTTGATAAAGAAACGGGCGAAGTAATTGATAAGGAGCCAGAAAATGGTCAAATAGACATGCTAGAAGGGGAGGATTTCTAAAATGGTTGAAGAATTAAAAGATGTGACAGATAGCTTAGAACTTGTTCCAGTAACAGATTTAGAGATTGGTTTTACTCTAAAAGCCGCTGAAATCGAAATCCAAGGTAAAGAAGTTTTGGAGCAAGCTTTAGAGTCTTACAAAAAGAAATATGCTGGCTATGTCGTTACAGAAGAAACTTTATCAGATGACATTAAAGTCAAAGACGAGTTGGGACGAGTACAGCGTCAGATTGAACAAGA